CAGTAGATGCGCCATCATCTAATATCGGTGTAGCGAATCCCTGTTTGTTCTTCGTTATCGGTTGATCATCTGCATCATCACGACCAAAGGTAAAGCCAAATAGCTTAACTGCCATAATTAAATTCTTTCAAAAATTATTGTATAACTGCGCCTTGACCAGCTACTGAGTTTAATGCGGCTGATGCGGGTGTAGTAATAATACCAAATGTCTGATATTGAAATGTTGCACCAAATGTTGAAATTTGATCATTGCTACCAAAATCTAATTGTACGGGTCCTATTTCCACAGGAAAGGCGTCTCTTAATTTATATTGTCTTAAAGTATTACCGTTACGATCCAATTGGTAAATATCGATTATAGATTGATATCTTTGTGGGCTTTGTTCGCCTGCTTTGGTAACTCTATCCTCAATATAATTCATCCAATTTTCCAAAGAGTTTCTGATAGTAAAATTATTGTCGTTAATTATAGAACAACTGAAAGGCGCGAACTCTTTATCGCCTGCTAATTTAACTAAACGACCTCTGTAATAAACAGGAGTAACGCCCTGTGTCTGACCAGGCAATTCTGCAGTAGTTATTAAAAATCTTCCCACATCGCCAGCTATGCCGCCGAGAACCGTTGGATATCTAATGACTACCTCAAACTGATTCGGTCTTGCGCCACCGCCGTTTAATTTACTTCTAAATGCTGATACGTCGAAAGTTGATGCCATTTGGGTCTCCTATTAAGCGCCGACTTCTTCGAAAGAAATACCGCTTCTTGTTGCTATGAAATTTAACTGAATAAAATTAATAGCTCTTGATGGTTTGATAAAAATATCTGCAGTAAATTCATTTCTGTCTATGACTGCGGGTGTATTATTAGTTTCATCACAAACTACTTTAAAATCTGTAATGCCTCTGCGACCTTGTACGTCTCTTAGGAATGGTTCTACAATATTCTTAAATTGATTTCTTGTGAATGGATCGTTGAATTCAAATAACTGGAATTTTGCCGCAGTTGCGATAGACTTCTCAAGAACAATAAACAATCTGCGAACATTGATTCTGTCGAATGCACTTGGTCTTGCTAGAAGAGTCTTATCTCCAAACAACAATGTGCCTTGACCCGGGAATGTTACTACAGGATTGACTCCGCTCTTATATAGAGTGTCTCTATCTGTTTTGGATGGAGAATAAGCTAATTTAACTAAATTCTTAACCACGCCTCTGTTATAACCTGCAGGAGAGAACCAAGGATCTGCTACTAGATCAGTTCTTACTGCAAGACCAGCAATGTCACCATTTAAAGGAACATATCTGTACTTGTCGTTATATCGGTCATACTGATACTTCCAACCCGAATCTAACACTGCATAAGATGAAGATGTTAATTGGTTTCTATAAGTAACAAGTTTGTCGGCTTGTCCTGTTGTGTTAACAATATCCGCATAAGGAGGAGAAGCAAATACTACAGCGTCTCTTCTTGTTTCCGCAATAGCAATTACCGCATTAACAGCAGATACTGCAGTTGTTGGACCCATTGGAATTAAGCCAACATCGTACAATTCGTCATTTGAGAACAATGCATAACCTGTTGAAACATTTCCTGTAGAAACGCTATCCCCAGAAACACCGCCACTCAATGTAGTTGTTATGTTAGCTGTTAAGCTTCCGAATGTTGTTGTTTTGGCTTCGTTACCCCAAGATGTACCTGATTCTGGGTGATCCAAAGACCAGATATACTCGGATTGATTATTAATTACATTTTTATAATAGTTAGTAGAACCATCACTATTTTTAGCATCCGATGCTTTAGATACGTATGCATATTTTTCTAATACTGTACCTGCGGTACCTGACCAAGATCCATCCGCATCTATAACTAAAATATGTAGTTCATCATTCGACCCGCTTTTACCACTAACATAAGCAGATGTACTAGGCGCACCATCGAATTGAGATTTATACAGCCATGTGCTATGAGTTGCGGAATCCGCCATAGAAACTTTAATAGAGTTTCCTAAAGCACCAGGATATCTTGCTGAAAATTCTCCAAACGCTAGACCACCTGTAGAATAACTAGCAATAAAATTATCACCGTTAGTTATAACAGGAGGAGCTAAAGATATATTTGCCGTAGTTTCTAATACTGCTATATTACTAGATAAAATAGAAACAGTATTTGCATTAGAAGTATATCCAGAACCTGCATTTACTATAGTAACAGATTGTAAAGGGTATTTAACTACAACATTTGCTGCAACGTTTGCAGTAATATAATTTAAATCGTCTGCTGCCGGGGTAATTTGTACCGAAGGAGTAGATATATAACCATATCCATTTGCAGTTAAAGTTAATGTACTAACGTATGCACTAATACGAGCTTGAACTGCAGCATTTGTGCCACCTAATTGATTATTTTTATTAATTGTCACGTTAGGGACAAAGAAATATCCAGCAATACCTGGGTTATCAATAGTTATACTATTAATATAACCATATGCAACGTTTGCAACTACGGTTGCATTTGTTCCAGTGTTTGCGCTGTTTCTATTAATTGTTACGTTTGGCGCGCCAATGTAACCATTACCCTGTGTTACTATTGTTACCCCAGTAATATTACCATTGGTAATAACTAGATTTGCTGTAGCATGTACACCTGTAGCGTCAATATTACCAGAGAATACGATATTTGCATTAGAATCGTAATTGGATCCAATGACAGAAATATTCGCATCTCTCATCTTGAATCTTAATACCAGATTGGCTCTTGCAGATGTTGAATCTTGATTTTGTATTACAACATTAGAAGATGTGGTATAATTATTACCACCGTCTAGTACAAATATATTAGATACTTGTCCGCTTGATAGTGTTGCAGTTGCAGTTGCTGTACTTGTAGGAGAACCACCTACTAAAGTAACGGTAGGAGCAGTATTATATCCAAACCCTGTAGATGAAACTATTAGGCTTACTACTTTTCCATTACTAGTATTTAAAACCGGAGTGCCTGTTGCGCGAGTAATAACAAATGTATCTATGTCAAAGAGGGCGGTTAAATTTGCAGTAGAGGTAAAATATATACTGTCGTTTGTATTATTTGCAGGAATATTAACCCCAGTAACTATACCAGAAGGTCTAGTAACAGCGTTTCTTGCAACGCCTTTATCCACAACACGAACTACTTGTAAATTATTACCATACGACAAGAAATTTGCTGCGGTAAAGAAATAACCAGCAGTAGTGTCATTTGGTTTACCAAAAGCATTAACTAAATTTGTTTCTGAATCTACAGTTGTTACTTCTTCTACAGGTCCCCATTGGAACGCTCCTGCAAATCCTCCAGATGTGGTTGCTACCGTCGGGACAACTGTTGTTCTGTCCTGTTCCGTTACCACAACGCCAGGTGAAAGCTGAAATGCCATCGTCTTCTCCTTGATAATTTTATAGATATTTTTCTATATTTTGATTTCTATTTATTTATAATTACTGCCTTTTAGACATTTTCAAGGAATTTTCTTTGAGCATCTTCGATTTCCAGGGGGGATTTTGATGCAGCATTGAACCAAATTGCATCTGTCATAATTTGAGGTCTTTCTTCTTCAGGAATACCATTTTCTATAAAACCAAACGGAGTCAGATTTTCTTCAATTTGTTTGAACTGTTCCTCATATAAAGCTTTTCTGAGATTAGTGTCAGTTAAGTCCTTAAAGAATAATTCGTTAGTTGCCCATGCAAATAGTACCAGACACATTACCAAATCGTCTTGGTAACCCTCGTCTGCTTTATGGGTACCCCTAACTTCTATGAATGTAGATATTTCATTAATAATGTCGGGGTCGTGAATTAGCAGTTTGGTACCCTCGACCAAACTCTTAAATGATGTACAACCTAGGCGTTTTACTTGCTTGGTTGTTCTAACACCTAGAGTAGCTCCCGCAGAGAATCCTCCGGAGAGATATTGTCCGCTCTTACTATTACTTCCTACAAAGAATACATTTTCGTATTCTAAATCCATATATAACGAATCAGCAACTTGCTGCCCGTTATCGTTGATCTCTATCAAACAATAGGCTTTATGATAATCTCTCGCTACTTTATATATTATATTAGGAAAAAGAAGGGGGCTAATTTTGTTGTTTCTGTACTTTGCAACAACGGAATATGGATAAGCAGTAATATCAAGAACTGTAAACGCTGAGTAATCTCCACCGACGCCTCTAGAAGTATCGGCAACTAACATATAAACATGGTATTCCTCAGGCTCTACAAATATATCCAATCCATCCTTAGTATATACATAAGGTTTAACGGACATTTTTCCAATGGTATCTGGGTTAATTAATGTGTTGGACGACCCTAGGAAATTACATAAAACCTCTTGATTAAACTTAAGTTCACCTAACATGGCCTTTTGTTCTGCGGCCCACTTTTCATCTCTACCTGGGATTTTACTGTAGGGGATAAACATTGGAACAAAACCATTTAATCCCTGTTCCGCCTCATTCCAGAATTTCCAGAAATGGTTATAACCTAATGGAGTAGATGTTAGAAGAATCTTTGTGGTAGTACCCGCAGAAATTGTCGGATAAACAGAGGTAAAGAATTCTTCTGCTACATTATTTGGGATAATTGCCGCTTCGTCAATATATAACCAATTTACAGATTTACCACGAATACCAGAAGTACTTGTTGCTGCTGTAAATACTTTGGATCCGTTTTCAAGTTCAATGTCGCCCTTGTTAAACGTCTTTACACCCTGTTGCATCCATATTGGAAGCATCTCATACATCAATTCATACCGAGATAAAACCTCGCGGGCTGCCGATGACTTGTTGGCCAGAATAGCAACTGTTTTATTTTCCTGAAATAACGTATACCACAAGATACACGCCGCAGCTGTAATAGTCTTACCTTGTTGGCGACCTTCCATAAGAATCACTTTACGATTATTTAGAATAGTATGTACTTTTTCTTTTTGACAATCGTATAATTTAAATGGTATTAAACCTCTATCCAACGAAACAATCTGACAAAAGTTTTCTATAAAATATACAGGATCCTGACTACACTTAATGATCTCCGCTACCTGTTCTTTGGTATACGATATGGTAGTACCAATTTGTTTTAAATTAGGATTACCATTATAGGATGTGGGTTTATTGCTCAATTATATCACCATTATCTTTATGTTGCTTCAATGCTTTAAATAGTTCTGCAGTTGAACCCGCAAACACCACATTATTTTGAGTACCAATTTTTTGTTGAATTTCGTCCGCCTTTAAATCTTTAACTTGTTTTTGTAGATTTAAAAGATCCTTCGATACATCAGACATAGTCTTCATGAATTGTCCTGCAACCTCATATGTTCTAGGATGCTCTGAGCTTTTAGATAACTCAATAAGATCGTCTAATGTGGTTTCGCCCTTCATTAGAAGTTTTCTCATAGTTTGTCTTGCTAACTGATAGTCGTCTTCTTGATCTATTTCCTTATTGGAATTCATTGCTTCAGGAATAGTAGTTAGTTCCATAGATTTTTCTGTCATGGGATCTAAATTAAATAGATTATTTAGTTGTTCAATATTTTTCATTTAAAAATCTTCAAAGGTACTAAGATACGTAACATTGCCGTCCAAAATAGTATTTGCCAAATCTCCGGTGCCTTGTACTATTATTCTAGATTGTTGGGATGATAATGCAGCATCTCTAAATGTATTGGTTGTAACTCTATTAATTATTCCCTGTTTACTAACAGGCCCATAGAAATTTAATTTCATAACAAAACTCAATGTCCACATAATTGCCCTACGGGTTGTCATATCGCCTTCATAATCATCAACAAAACCAATAGAATTTAATATTATAGGAAGGTCATTATTAATGGACAATTCCGGAATCGCATTAATCGTTAGGTTATAGTCAGGATTAAAATAAGGTAAAATTTGTTCTATAATTTGTAGACCATCATCTTGATTCTTAGCATAGATATAAAGTAATACATTTATGTTATATGGTGTGGGTGCATACTGAGCAGACGCAGTTGTAGAACTGTTAATAGTTCTACTTTGTTGCATCGGGCTAATTTTTCTGTTAGGATCATAATCAAGCGAAACCATTTCAAATCCCATTCTAGGAAGAATGACTTGAAAATT